ATAATCGCTTGAAGGCATTAAAAGAATTTAAACGATTATTAAAACCACAAGGTAAAATATTATTATCTGTTTGGTCAATAAATCAACCTTCTAAAACTAGAGTAACTTTTAATAGTTATGGAAATAATACTGTTTATTGGAAAAAAAAACATCCCAGATATTATTATATTTTTAAAATAGATGAATTATATGACTTATTTTATGAAGCTGGTTTAACTGTCATTAGTCATGATTATGATTGTGGTAATGAAGTTTTTATTTTACATTAAATATGCTGTTATAAAAAATATAGATAATAGTTGAGTCACATTAAAAACTCGGTAAGGTATCTCGTGTATTTTTGAAAATGGTATATTTTGTCCAGTTTCTTCATTCAATATTCCAGAATATCCTACTGTACTTTGGGTTATTAAAGAAAACCATAAATAATAGTAAATTGAGTTTACTTTATCATCTTTTGATTGGTGTTTATTCTTATCCACAAGATATAATTTTTTTGCTAATTCAAAATTATTTGTTATGAAATAGTCCTGAATATAGTATAAAAATGTAAACATGATTACAGCACCAACATGGTATAGAACGAACCGTCTACCATTTTTTGTAAGTATATTTTTAAAAAAATACATATATTATATACTCTTAAAAAAATATATATATATATAATTATGTCTTTTGTATATTTATTAGAATCATCTATAACAAAATCAACTTATGTTGGTGCTACAGTTGATTTAGATAGACGTCTTCGACAACATAATAAAGAAATTTCTGGTGGAGCTACAGCAACAAGTATTAGAGTCAAAAATGGAGAAATTTGGAGTAGACCATGTTATGTTGAAGGATTTCCAACATGGAATACGGCTTTACAATTTGAATGGCGATGGAAACAAATATCTAGAAAATTAGATACTAAAATCTCTCCAATGGAGAGAAGAATGATTGCATTAAAAAAATTAATTAATCTAGACAAACCTACAACCAAAGCTATTCCATATAATGAATGGGAAACACCAGTTAATATTATTTTTAATAATGAAGTATTCCAGTCATATTATGATAGTATAGAAAAAATTGATTAATAAATTAAAAATAATTTTATTCATAAACTAATCATATGGAATTATCAATTACATTTAACAACTTACCCAGCGATGTATTTTATGATATATTTAAACAAATAACTGATAAAAAAACCATATTATCATTTGTAGTAGTAAACAAAGAATTAAATAATCTAACCAGTCTTGAGTATTTTAAAACTTTGAAATGTATATTTATATTACAAAATCATTATTCTTATACATATTCAGATAAAATATACAAGGTTGGACTGATACAATGGACCAAAGAATTACTTGATAAATTACCAGAAAGTATTTTATTAGATTATAAAAAATTAATTTTAATTGAAAATGTTAATAATGTACGCAATGAATATACATATGAGCAATTTATAAAAAAATTATTGGTATATAAACAGTGTCAATATAGAGGTAGTAATAATATTACTATTTCTGCTATATCTATTATTCAAAATCTATTTGCAGTAGATTTTGAAAATATATTTAAATAAATCACTCTAATATACTATTAATATAATAGTATGAATCTTATGCGAAATATTATTATTTTATTAAATTTTTTTTCAGTTAAAGGGCTGAAATATTATTATCATCCAGATATTCATAATTTTGGAAATATTGGTTTGAGAGGTAGAATACATGCTGAACTATCTCCGTTTTTTACAAAATTAATTGATAATCACGCATATAATGGTAAAGATATTAGAAGTGATATTTTAAATAAATATTCAGGAAAAAAAATTATTGATTTTTGTTGTGGGACCGGATTTTCGACACAAATAGGAAATACTGGTATTGATACTAGCAAAGAGATGTTAGACGTTGCAAAAAAATCACATAATAATAAAAATTTTTATTTTGGTAATGCAGAAAATTATGGTGCTGATAATGAATATGATATCGTAACATGTATGTTTTCATTTCATGAAATGCCAAATTATGCACATAATTTAATTATTGATAATGCTCTACGTGTAGCAAAAGAAGAAATAATTATTGTAGATATTTCACCAAATTATAACCCATCAAAAATGATGATTAGTGGAGAACCATATATTATCGATTATTTAAATTCTATCCAAGATACACTAAACGATTTTTCAGAATTTATCTATATTGATGGACATGTTACTATTTGGAAAAAAAATTTGCTTAAATAGTTACTGAAAAATAAGCACTTAAAAATAAGCACGAAATTTTCAGTAAAAAATAAAAATATTATATAAAATTATTACTTATATAGAGAGTTATTAATATTGTAAATGGTTTAAAGGATATATACGTCATTAATATAGATGAAAAATGAATGACGTAATCTCCTTAAATAGTGATAAAAAATTCTCCTGTATAAAATGTAATTATAATAGTGATAGTAAAAGAGATTATCTTAAGCATCAGTCTACTAATAAACATAAAAAATTGTGTAATCAAATTGATGATAACACAATTAAATCTGAACAAAAAGAATTTGTTTGTGCTTGTGGTAAAAAATATAAATATAGGCAAGGATTACACAGCCATAAACAAAAATGTGATTTTGTCGAAACTAATATTATTTGTGATGTTTGTGAAAATGAAAATGAAAATGAAAATGAATCTAATAACGATAAAAATACAGATAACAAATTTAGCGAAAATAATGGTGAAGATAGAAATAATATGATATATAAAGCATTAACGGATAATATTAAAGATGTTGATGATTTAAAAAACTTCGTTGTAAATTTAATAGTTGAAAATGCCAAACTTAAACAAATGAATGAAGATTTGCTTACTAGAATCACAGAAATGATATATAATAATGTTTTAGATAACCATAATAAAACCATAAATGGAGAATAATAAAATATTTATATATTATTTAAATTAGAGCTAATAGGTACGATATCGGTGGTAAAAAATCTAGAAAAGCTAAAAAATTTAAAAAATCTAGAAAAATACTATTAATCATTTATTTACATGCTCCTTTATTATTTGTAGATACTTTTTTAACATTACCATGCATATCAATAACATATCCATTATACCCTAACTTTGGTCTATACATATTTATTTTATCTTTTAATTTATTTAATTCTACTCTATGTGGTTCTATATTATTATCTGTTGCACTCGCACTTCCAAAGTTAATCAGTTTGTATGCTCCACAATCTAGATGGTCAAATACCCATACTTCAGTTATATTATGTAATTGTATAGCTATATCTAAATGTTGAAAAAATGTAGGTCCCCATTTAACACCCCATTGGTGTATCTGATTCAAAGGATAATTCGTGGTATTGTTCATATCCCGAGTATTTTCAATTGAATTAGGATTAAAATTTATATATGATTGATTGACGCCAAGACTAGCTCCAGCTAGTATAAATAAATCATAAGTAAATTCCACATCTTTATAATTTACTAGGAAAGATGATAATATGGCTTGAAAACGAGGATCTATACAGCCTAACACTAACACTTTAGCACCAGATGATGGTGGGATATATTCACACACTGGCATCTGTGGTGCGGATATAGGACTCTCATTAAAACACCCATCTATACTTATTATAAAAGTATTTATATCATCAGACGTGAAATGCCACGGAGGTTCGTGAGGATTATAAACATAACTATTTTGCAGTATATAATTTTTTAATTCACCTAATTGATGCTCATGAGCCATAAGTGAATCATTGTTGTGGTTAAAATGTATATATGCTCCACAATTTTTGTGGTCATAAATCTCAATATTTTTGATACTATGTAATGCTAAAGCTACCTTAATATGTTCATCTAAAGTAGTTTGCCAATTTTGGTATTTGCCATTAGCATTATTTCCACCTAAAGACGCTCCAGCTAGAATATATAAATCATAAGAAAATCCTTGTGATATTATTTTTTTATATAGATATGATTCTAAAGCAGATATAAATCTAGGATCAATACATGCTAAAACTAGGGTTGTAGTAGAATTATTGTTTGCTACTGCACCAGATGGAATACTTATATTAAAATTTGATGGTAAACAATTATTGTTACATTGCACACCATCTGCACTAGGTCCAAACTGACTTTTACCCTTACCAATTCCACCTAATTGATTTGTACAAGAAATAAAACCAGGATTACAATCACATGTCACATCTCTATTTCTAAATCCAACATGTGTCCACATACTTATATTTGTAGATGAAGGTATTCCAGCTTTTTTTGATCCTCCACCAGAAGGTCGATTACTTATTCTTGTAGAACCACTTATTGCTCTAATATTTGACATTATATATATATATAATCTATTTTTTTTATAATTCTACATTTATAGATCAATTAAATTATCTATGCGAAGATTTTTTTTAGTTTTTTTACTTAATTTCTCTTTATAATCAATATTCAATTTCTTTAAATCGGTATTAATATTCTCAAGTTTGTCAATTTGAGTAGATTTTAATTTTGATTCTTCACTTTTATAATGTAGTTGGGTTTTATAATCTCTAATTTCTTTTCTCATAAAATTAATTAACTCATTTTTATCAATATAATCACCATAATCTTCTCTATATTTATCATTTTCTAATGAAAGAAATTTTTTATGTTTTCCCGTGGTTGTATGCGTATGAAAATATGTTTTACGTTTTCTATGATCAAAAACTGTTCCACAACAAGTAAATGACATAGTTTTATATTTTTTATTTAATTCGCTTGTGTTTAAATCTCGCAAACAATTATTGTCGCTATCAATAATAAATTCATATTCCGAAACAGTTTCACACAATGGAAAAGACATTGGTAAATTTATTATTTATTACTTATTTATTTTTATAAATAAGTAATAAATTTCAATTTTATTAATAATATTAAAGTTTAATAATATTTTTTTTACCAGAAATAATTACTTCACCTACTTTATTGCCTTTTTTAATTTTTTTAAGAGAAGTATAAACTATTTTAAGATCATTAAGAAATTTATATTTACTATTTTCTTTACAAATTTCAGCGCCATGAGTTAAAATTTCTAGAACTTCATCTTCACTATATTGATTTTTTAATTCGTTTATTGTAGAAAACATTATAACATATGGCGATGCAAAACTATTTAAATGAAACCAAATGTATTCTTTATTTTCATTATTAGATTTATCCAATAGATCCCAATTTTCGTTAGCATTTTGACCACAATAAAATATAACATTTTTATATAAAAATTCTTTCATTAAATTAAATAAATATTATAAATATATATTTATCACTTCAATTATTATATTAATAGAGATTAATATTAGTACTATTTGCACAAATATATTCACTAGAACACATTGTACAATTTGGTACTGAATTATTATGATATGATGCGCAATAATCAACACACCAAATCATACAGTAAAATGTTGTATGATAAATATAATGAGTAATATTATATGAAGTAGTAAATGTATCCAAAAGATAATAAATCATATTCTCTATAATAATCATTAAAAAAGTGTTTTTAAATTAATTATATATATAATTACAACATAGCTTCCCAACCAGATCCTGGAGCTAATTTTTTTTCATGTAAGCAAACATATTCTAATTTTACCAGAGTATCAGTTTTTGTTGTTATAATTAATTTTTTTCCAGATACAACACCTTTATAAAAATTTATATTATTACTACAAATAATAACATTAGTATCCCATATAATTTCGTCGTTTGTTTTCAATAAAATTTCCTGTGTATAATTACCGTAATTTATCAAGGCCTTGGTATCTATTAAAGTTTTCAGTTTATATTTTTCTTTACTTACATCATTATGATTTTCTAATTCATAATTAAATACTTTATTGGTCAGTTTAATCATTATAATTAATATAAGATAATATTTTATAGAGATAAAAATAAAAAATCAATTTTTTATTTATATTTATAATTATTAATATTTAACATAATGCACGGTTAATATTATATTTCAATCTATTATTAGTATTTTTTAACAACCGTTTTTGCTCATTAATTATAGGATTATATTTTTTTTCGATAAATTTTTTTTTTGTTAATAAAGTAGTCAATTTATTATCTGAAGCATTTTCTGAAAATAATTCAATAAGTTCTAATAGTTCATTGTAGGTTTTCAAAATTAATTCTAATTCAACTGATTGAAAGAGAACAATTTGTGAATTTTCACAAATTTTAATTTCATTTTGAGAGTAATTACAGTTCATTGTTAATTTATTATTTAGTGTTAGTAATTTTTATAAACTATTGAAATTACTATCAATTTTTTTTATGAATTACTTTTTATATATATTCTTTAACAAGATTTCTTGAAATAAATTTTTATGAGATTCTCTAAACCAATTCCCATAGTTTACTACTATAGATAACTCTTCTTCAGGTTTTAAAGAAAATAGTTTCAAATCGCTATTATTAACAATCCAAGCATAATCTCCACTATATTCATGTATTGTTACTAATAATAAATTACTATGCTCATTTTCTCCTTTTTGCACTATTAAACTAGGAAACTGTGAAAAATTAGTCTTGATAAAATCTCCCACGTTTAAATTCATGATAATATTTTAAATATAAAATTATTATTAAATAATTTATACATTATATATTTTGTATTTTGAGAGAACAAATAATAATAATAAAAAATACTAATAATATCCAGATTATAAAAAATTACTCCATATACAATTGAAAAATAAATATATAAAGTATAAAAAATAAAGTTATGGTTTCCTCCGAGCTAAACTAATAAATTTTACTAATTTTCAATTCTCTATTTTATTTTTCAAAAATGGACATAAAAAATGTCTAATTTTCATTTATGTTTTAGAGAATTGAAAAAAATATGCAAAAAGTAGGTTTAGATGATAATGGTCTAAAATTATTATTATACAAATAATATTTGTTATTGAAAAAAAAATATTATTTTTAATTTATTTTTTGTAAAATATTTAGACGTTTTTTATATATCATATTATAGATATAAATGGTATATAATTTCTCGCAAGAAAACGTATATAAATATAAATGTGAATTATGTGACTTTAACAGTAATAATAAATATGATTACAATAAACATTTACAGACCGATAAACACAATATGAAGCGAAATGGTATATCAATGGTATCAAATGATATAAATATAACGCAAAAAACGCATTTTAATTGTGAATGTGGTAAAGTATATCAATTTAAATCAGGATTATATAGACATAGAAAACAAGGTTGTAAAATAGAAAAGAAAGAAGAAAATAAAGAAAATTTAGATATGAAAGAATTAGTAGTTAAATTAATAACTGAAAATAAAGAAATCAAAAATGTAATGTTAAAGGAAAATCAAGAGTTAAGAAAACAAATAACAGAAATGATACCATTGATAGGGAATAATAATAATAATACAAATAATGTAAAACAGAAGTTTAATATAAACATTTTCTTGAATGAAAAATGTAAGGATGCTTTAACAATGAATGAGTTTATTGATAAAATAGAGATTTCTATGAAAAACTTACTAATTACTACTAATCAGGGGTTAGGAAACGGATTAACAAATATAATAATGGATAATATGAATAAACTTTCTTTATATGAAAGACCGATTCATTGTACTGACAAGAAGAGAGAAACTATATATATAAAAAATGATAGCTGGGAAAAAGATGAAGATAATAAACAAATAAATAATATGATTAGAAAGGTAGAAAATAAACAAATAAGAAATTTAAATAAATGGATAGAAGCTAATCCAAATTATATGGAAAATGAAATATTAAAGAGGGAATTTATAAAATTAACAACAAATTGTGCAAGTTCGATTGATAATTGCAAAGATAAAATAGTGAAAAATGTATGTAGTGAGGTATTTTTAGAAAAAGAAAATTAATTAGAAATTATCTGTTATTTTTTCTATTTTTTTTAGTTTTCATAGATTTTCTATTTTTTTTAATTTTCATAGATTTTCTATTTTTTTTAATTTTCATAGATTTTCTATTTTTTTTAATTTTCATAGATTTTCTATTTTTTTTAGTTTTCATAGATTTTCCACCTCTTCTACGTTTTTTAGAATTATTTACCTGAAATATATTTTCAATTATTTCTTTTGTTTTCCCTTCAAAAGTATTCGGTCCGGCAGTTCCGTCACGTGCCTGTATTTCAGTCGCTGGTTTATAAAATAAATATTGAGATTTATATTCAAAAGGATCGTTTGTTAAAGAATTATAAACATCCTTAAACGCGTCTTTACCATAATATAGAACTTTTTGTATAGCCATATAGTTAAAAAACATACAATAACCACCCTTCTTAATATATTGTGTATTTTCTCCTATAATAGGTAATAAAAATTGTATTCCAGGTGTTTGTGGAGTAACAAATTGAATAAGATGCGGTCTCTCGATAGAATCTTTGAAATCTTCCATTTTTGAATAATAGACACCATTAAAAAAATACCCCCAGTCTTGTATGACACCACTATCATTAGGGTCGGTATTGTAATTACCATTAGGATCATATAAATATATACCATAATTATGATAAAATATAACAATTGAATGAGTTGAATATTCCTTTGTTTTTCTATTATAAAGTTTTATAGTAGTAGGAAATATTATAAAATCATAATTAACATATTTAAAATTAATTATATCTGTGAAACAATCTTCTATCGTATCTATATATATTACAGGAATATCAGGAGTAGTTAGTGATTGAAAAAATGTATTCGCTTCTTTATCATTGTCAACAAGTTGTTCAACTTTAAGTTTTAGATCACCGTAACCATCAAATTCATCCATATTATATTATATTATAATATAATATAATATATTATGGGTAATTACAAAGAATATAAAAAAAATAAAAAAAGAAATACAAAAAAAAGAAAAAGAAATACAAAAAGAGAAAAAAGGAAGTTAAAATATACAAAAAAACTTAAGCAAGAAGGTGGCACAGATTGTTTATCTTATATAATATCTGGAAGACATGGTTTTTTATTATATGATAAAGATGATTCTATAACGATTCCTGATAATATTAGATTAATATTATATAGTGATTTTTGTGGAAAAGCATGCAACAATGTAAAAACAATTACTAAATATATTTGTAATCATAAATCAAGTAAAGTTAATGAAATCGCACATAAAATAATAAATCCCGGAAGTACAATACCGGAACTATATGTAATTTCAGATATAAAAGATAGTATCAAATTAACGAATTGTTATAGTGATATAATATATCACAATGAATATAATAGTGATAAAAAATTAAATAAAGTAGTGCCGTTGAGTAAAATTATTGAAGAATTAATTAATTATCTGAAAGAAAATAATTTAGAAGACGTTAAAATCGATTTACATTGGATTGTATGTTTAGATGTTTATGATAAAAATAAGATAAAAATAAACGATCCCGATAATAATATCTTAAAAAAAAATAAGGATGATTATACTGAAGAAGATATATATAAGATTTTAAAATATACGATGGACGATTGTAATGAACAAATATTAGGGGTTGATAATAAATTAAGTAATCAAAATTTTGCACAATGTAGTATAAAAGTAAAAAAAAATACAATACATGTAATATCAACAAGAATAAATAATAAAAACATAATAATATATTTAACATATCCAGAAGTATTAAGAACGAATGCATTTTCATTACCGAATTTAATAACTAAAATTGAAAATAACCGCGAACAAATAAATTTAATGTTGTTTGATAAGATTAAGCATGGTGAGGTTGAAAAAAGTTTTGAAGAATATATCAATAAAAGAATTGTTGAATATGAGAGAAAAAATATAATTCCAAATATAGAATATAATGAAGATGGTGAAAATTTAACTATAAATATAAATATGGAAGATAATAGTAGTGAATTAATAAAAAATATAATTAATATATTATTGAATGTAATATATTTTAGTATTATGAATATACCTTCAACTAAAAAGATTGTAGATAAAGAGAAGCTTCAGTATTATAGTTGGGACGAATTTGATTTAAATTAATATAAACAGAAGGAGCAAAATAATAATTTTCAAAATTATTAATTTTTAAGATATCCAGAGATTTTTTTTTACTGCGTGATTTAGTTCTAGATTTAATATTAAATAACCAATATTCTAATGTAAAATTATATTTAGTACAAATTTTAAACCAAATAGTAATGGTTTTTTTTAATAGAATAGAATATTTATTTCTATTTTCAGGATAGAATTGTATCGTTTGAGTAATTTTCATTAATTTATATGATAGTAATGCGCAATAATTACACCAAAAATCACGATTATATTTTTTTGGTAGGTTGGATATATTATCATAAATAAGTTTTAGATTATTATAATAGTTATTTTCAATTATATTAAATTCATTTATAAAGGGTGATTCATTTAATAGATTATATAATAATGTTTTAATAATATTATTATATTTAATTTTTTGTTTAACTATATATGAAATAATAGTGGATTTTTCTTCTCGCAATGTAAATATATATATTATATTAACAATTTCTGGAGGAAGAATAATAAGAAGGTCGAATAATTTCATAAATATAATTGTACGTTATTTTATTATAAAAAAATATAATAAAATATTCAATTTTAATAAAAAATATTTTTTAAGCATTAATTTCAATAATAGTAGAAGCCTGTTTTATTTTATGAATTTTTTTATGGGAAGCTAAACTTCTTTTATTTTGAAAAGGTAAATTACATACATCACATAAAAATTGTTGGTTTTGAATGGATGCAAATTTATCATTAAGATATGTTGATAGATTCGGCATTTTAATTTCTTCAATTTGTGCTGTAAATTTTTTATTAAATTCTTTTAAAGTAATTTGCATGGTTTCTTTTTGATTTAAGAATTTTTGATATTCATCATTAATTCTTTCAAGTGAATCTTTTGTAATAGAATATCCATCATTATTTTCAATATTGTAAATATCTTGTAATTTATCAGATAAATTATCAATAATATCAATGGCCATTTTAATTTTATCTGAAGAATAGTCAACATAATGTAGATAAATAAGAACTTTTCCATCGTTAATTTCAATAAAACCGTTTGGTTTTGAGGCAATACCAGAGAATTGTGACATCATAATAGCATGTGTTTTTTGTTCATTAACATCTCTTAAGAATTTTTTAATTTCATCGATGTTAACGTTTGCTTCATAATTTTTATTTTCAATTAGAATATCATTTTTGCCTTCTCTCTTGATAATAAAATCTCCGGATGCTTTAAGAGCTGTAGAATTAATAATTTCGGCTGTAGGGTACATTTTATTAAGAATACCTTCAATCATATTTTCTGAACATTGACCTTTAAATTGTGATGATGTTTTATATTTATTTAAAAAATCTCCAAGATCAGAGATTAGTTTATCGTTTGTATTTTTATTAGAAATAGTTTCATCTTTAAGATTTTCTAATTTATTGGAAAGATGTTCTTGATTGGAAGAAATAAAAGAATAAATAGGTTGTTGCATAGCAGTAATTTTAGAATCAAGCGTAGAAATAAAATCTTTAATAGTTGTTTCAGAAGAAGATGAAGAGAGAAAAGTTTTAATTTCACTATTAATAGAATCTTGAAATGATGTTAGTTTTTGTTGGATAACGTTGGACGACTCGAGTTGAGTTTTTGGAATACTAATATTAATTTTATCAATAAAAGATTCTGTATTTTTATTTAATAATTGAATAATTTTATCAGTATTTTCTGAAGAGGAAAGACCAATAACAAGTTTAATATTATCAAGGAAATCCTTGTTATTATCTTGAAGTTTATTTTTAAAGTTGTCATTAATAGAATGAACCTGATGTTTAATATCTTTAACATTAGTTAGAATTTCACCAAATAAAGTATTAGACATAACCTTTGTCATATCATTACCAATTTGGTTAATAAAATCAAGGAGAATAAGATTCATAGTTTCAATATTAATGTTCGGGTTATGATTATAAAAATCATAAATGCGTTTATTATCAATTGTGGTAATAAAACTTGGTTGAGCCATTATAAAATAATATAAAACGCAATCTTTAAATCAAAATTAGAATTCAAAATGAAATGATATTTTGTCGACTTTTCAAAATACCATTTGAAGAT